CAGAGCTGCATCCTGGTCTGGAAGGATGAGAGAGTGTAGTATGCCCTCAGTTGGGCCCCGGTTTAGCACGTAGAACTGGTGGGCGATACCGGCTTTCTGGTAAGAAGGAGTGTATCCCCATTTTTCGTATACTGCCGCAACCGTTGCATTCACGGGATACAGATAGATGAAATTGTAGCCATTATCGCTCGCAGTTTTCACAAGTGCGTCATGCAGCTTCTTGCCTACGCCACCGTATATGTCATCCCGGATTCGACGAGTGCTGATTTCTGCGAGATAGACATACTTTGGAGGTTTATCCTCGCTCCCCTTTAGCTGGGCGGTCAACCAACCGCATATCCGACCATCTGGAGCCTGTGCGACGAAATGCCAGTCCGGGTCGTTTCCAAACTTAGACTCCCATGGAGTGATTATCATATCAAACGGAAATATCGGTAGATTACTCCGTGTAGCTTTCGCTGGCCCTGCGTTCGGATGTGTAAGAGATAACACTTTCTGCTGTTCTGTCGCTATTTTGGCTAAGTCTGCGATTTGCTCGTCGTCTTTGCCCTTTTGAAGCCACGTGACCACGCACGCCATTACTTACGGCTACGACGAGTTTTCCGAGAGCGGCGTTTAGACTTCTTGGTCTTGCGACGGCGGCCGCCTTGTCCACTGACATCGTTATGAAAACGAATACTATATCAAAGTAGTGGTTGATTTCATGGAAGAATGGAAAGACGTTGTCGGTTATGAAGGGCTCTATACTGTGTCAAACACCGGGCAAATACGCGGTCCCCGCAAGCTTCTGCGACCGGGTGCAGACGGCGGTGGGTATCTCGCAGTGAATCTATGTAAGAATGGAACTCAGATCCTTACAAAGGTTCACAGAATTGTAGCGTGTGCATTTATTCCAAATCCCGAACAGAAACGAGAAGTTGACCACATAAATAGGGATAGAACCGACAATCGAGTAGAGAATCTACAGTGGTCAACAAAACGCGAAAACATGTTAAATACGTACAGACATGACCGCAAACAATATGGGATATACTGGGTGAAACTCCGCGGCATATATGAAGTCAAGTTCAGAGTGAATAGCAAAATGCGTCATTATGGATGGCATGATACTCTTGAAAAAGCAACACAAGTAAGAGACGCTGCTATTTGTGAGCTAAACAGATCGGATGAACTGCCAATGCAAATAATCGCAGATCTTGGACCAAATCTGATCATGGGCGATCAACCGGTCTCGTGACTTCAAAAGCGGAAAATAGGGTAGATATTCGTCCATGTCAAGCAATTCCATAAATTTATACAAGATATACGAGTAGCTCAGGAAGTTCGTCCGGTCGTTGGGGCAGTACAGCAGAAACGGTGCCTGAATCTCCTGGAACATGGCCCGAATCTTCTCCTCGATCTCCGGCGTGATGGTTGGTGGCGGATTGCCGTTGAGGCGACTCAAAATATGAGCCGCATGCTCGTAATATTTCGATCTCCCCAGCTTCTTCAGAATCTCACGAATCTCCTTCTCCGTCAGATCAGCAATGTTGTTGATGCGACGCTTACGGATCTCCAAGACCACCTCATTCATGACCTCCTCCGGAATCATGGTGGACTCCTTGGCCTGAAACTGGTTCAGAATCTCGTTGAGGTGGTTGATCTTCTTGTACGCGTAATTGTTCCGCTCCTTCGGTGGGTCGCGGAAGGAAGGGAAGTCCGACACCACCAGCGAATACTCCTCTGACCCGCATTTGGGGCAGACCAGAATGCCTTCGGAGCTGATCTCCTCACGGGCCACGTTGCATCCCACGCAGTGTTCCGTCATCAATTGCGTGGCCTCCGGATTGTTGGACAGTTTCATGCGGGCAACATACTCATCAAACATCTGCTTCTTCGATACGCCGATTGATTCGGACGGACCCGACACCGCAAAGAACTTCATGAACGTGGTTGCGTCCTTGGGTGTCTGTGCAGGCTGGGCGGTTGCGTCGGGGCGGTTGTAGTACTCCATGAGGATGTCCATGTTTTTCATGTAATAGTCCTCCATCGGATTCGCCTGTGCCAGTTCGGCTTCAATCTCTCGTATCCGCGATTCCCACCCGGAACACGTAACAACATCCGCAATCTCGTTGGACGCACGCAAGGCCTCAACGCGACCACGCAACGTATTCAGCTCGGCTTCGAGTGCATCGTCGTGCGTCTTTGCATCGCGTAATCCTGATACAATGTCCTGGTGAAGCGAATCAAGCGTCCCCATCGACGTGGAGTCCGCTTCCCGTGTTTTCCGGACCCTGAACACGTCCATATAGTTCGTCTTGTACTTGTCTCATGAAAGCAGAATTGTCACAGACGATGGGTCGTTGCTTTCGGACAGCTGACAGCAACGTTCGGAAATCAATGCCGAAGTTCTTGCACACAAACGTCAAGACCAAAAACGCCGACCGATTGATACCCGCCTTGCAGTGAACAAAGACCGTTCCATTCGTCGACCGTAAGAACAATCGCATCCATGTTTCAAACTCGGGATACCAATCAAGAATTCGCACGGCCATCGAATCGACCGCATTCAGCTGGGCATAGTGACCGGCGTGTCTCTTTCTCCACCACTCTGGACAATCATCGGCAAATGCACAATTGACCACGTGGGTAATGTTATGTTTCGCAGTAAAGAGAGGAGTTAGTTGATGTCCAGCCCCGAGCAGAATACGGGGATAGACCCACGCCGGCGGACACTGCATTGTGTTGTTCCCACACTATCCGAGAAAGCTTGTGATCACGACATTCACAAAGTGAGCGAGGACCACCGACGCACCGCCAATCACCGCGGCACCCTGATAGCTGACCACGCCATTCGACGTATAGGCCGACGGGATATACTGAAGCAGCAGGTTACGGGGCGTAGCCAGGGACAATACAAACGTCGACACAAAGAAGGCGACATACAGCTGGAGGTTGCGAAACATGAAGGTCATGGCCGGGAGGCTCGGCTTGAACGACGGAGCGAACCCAGTGGTGCTAGGACCCGGTCCACTTGCCTCGGGATACACGGGGGGAGCCGACTGCGGACCCTGGGGACTCGGGAGAAGAGCATCTAACGACGTAGACCCTTCCATTGTTTATGAACTAGACGGGATTTCACATTCCGCGTCTTCCACGCGGAATCGGTAGCACTTTCCATCCACCTTGACGGTTTTGTTGGTGGCCTCGTGAATCGGTATGGCCAGCGTCTTGACGACCCCGAAACTGCGGTGAAACAGCAGCACGGCCAGCCCCAGTCCAATGATGAAGGAAAAAAAGGGTGCTCCGCGATGAAGCACGTTGGTGATCGGCACCTTCATTACTTCTGAGATGCGAGGAGATTCAGTGAGTCAGGTTCCGCAGTGCATGGAACCTCTGTGGCCTCGAAGCGAACACACCCTGTCTCTGTGTGAAACACTCCGCGGTCACCCGGCTTCGGGAGCTCTGCCGACTTGCGTGTTGGCGGAATAAACACAGTTCCTATCACGAATCCACTTAACAGACCCGCGACCAACCAGGGAAGTTGAATCAGCATCCTTATACTAGTTATACGAGTTTCGAAAAACTGTCCGTTAGAGTGTTCGGACTAGGGTTCTTCTTCAATCCTTCAATCGGCCGAACCACTGTGAACCAGATCATCAACTGAAGAAAGAAGCCCGCAATCGGTGCGAATCCAGACGTTATTGTCATGATCGCACGCATCAGCCATCCATACACCGGCACACCTCCAACATACTTTGCGACCGTGGCATTGATCTTCGAGTATTCGCAGAGTGCGGCAAGGGCACCCATGACCAGTGCAGTCAGACCAACGACATACTTGGAAAAGATGCCAAGGTTCTCTGTGGTGTATTTGTTCGGGTCTCCCGCCGCTCCTTTGAGCGGTGTGAGTTCAATGCCAATGTATGTCCACTGCGTATGTGTCCAGATAACCATCACCGTCCAGAAGAGTGCGAACCCAAAGAGAAAGGACCCCCTTGCTGCGAACATTCCCATGTCCTTGAAGATCTCCGAAGGAGTCTGAATCAGTCGGCCGAACGTTGAACGCCCACCAATGGCAACCGTATCCTTGCCGTCTTCGAATTTCTCCTTTGCGGGAGGAAGCGGTGCCGCCTGAGCAGCCCCGGTCTTTTCAATGTGGTGGGGAATGCCCTTTTCGTCTACATAGTCTACAACCAACCGAGGTGGAGTCAACCGCAAGGCCTCCGCATCCGCGGGCGTTGTGATACGGTTGTCTTTCCGGAGGTCTTCGTCCAGCTTGGCCATTGGGAGTTCAATTGCTCCGTAATTTTCAGCTTTGATTTTTTCGAGGAGATCCATCACATCGAGAGTCTGCGTGCCGACAATGTACTCGGCCTTCGTCAACTTGACCTCACCCATTGTTAAGTAGCAAATACGAGATTTGCGAGACCGCTTACGATACGCAGGTAATTGATGGACTCAACGTAGACGCCGACGGTATACGTGTACGAAAAGATGATGTTGTTGTTCGCAACCGAGGGAACGATCGAAATCACTTGGTCAGGTGTGTACAGATATGTGCCATCAGCCTGCGGAAGAAGATCGCCTGGCGGAATGATCACCGGGTTCTGACTCAGTGCGGTCGATTTCAGAATACAGACTACGCCCTGTGCCGCAGACACCACGCTGACGGGCAAGGGTTGCTGGAGAGAAACGCGAAGCACAACCTTGTTAATCTTGGAGCCGTTCACTGCACCACTGGGCTGATACTGGTCATTGTTGAGGGCAAACGAATACATGTACACACCGGGGAGCGTAGACGGTTGCTCACCCGTCGTATGCTTGTATTGCTGGAGAAGCGAGAAATAGGCCTTTGGTTTCGTCTTGAACCGTTCATTGCCATCAAACAGAAGCTGGCCATCGACAATGGCATCACGCGGAGATACCGAGGACACTTGATACTGTCCAGACGAATACAGCAGATCGCCTTGGCTTCCGGTTATAGGCGAGAAAGGGGCACGATTCGAACTGGACCAATTGGTGTAATTGTCCCAGTCGTTTGTCGTCATCCGGTCTGACCGCTGAGCAGTGAAGACGATGCGTGTCACCATGTTGAACATGGGAATCTCCAGCTCCGTGTTCGCACCATACTGACCCTCCTTAATAACGTGGGTCACTTGCTTGAGAAGGAACGTCTGGTCGGCAGTGGCAAGCTGGTTCATCTCCATGTCGGTCAGGTAGATGAAGTTGCCTTCCAGATACGGATTCGCAAAAAAGGTGGTGACCGACGCGGAGGACGCGATACCTGCTGTGGTCGGCGGAGTCAAAAACAGTCCAATGGGATACGAACCCGTGGGCTGAATACGCTGTCCATAGGTCGGACTATCAGGAACCACGTCAACCACGGTATACAGCTCATTCAGAGGACGCAGCGTTACATTGATGTACGTCTCCGAGTTCTGCATCGACACCAGCGGCAGAGCCATACCCGGGTTCTCCGCGAACCAGAAGTGAAGAGGAATCACGAGCTGGCGAGAGCGAATGGATGGCTCGGGAATGGTTGTGAATGGCATCGTCGTAGGAAGTGCAGCCGGCGTAACCGCGTGGGGGTATTGATTGACACGATCATACGCATTCGCAGGGTCGTAGATATCCGGCACATTGCCCACCATCTGGTCCACAACGCGACGCTTGGCAGCATCGTGAGTCAGATACGAGTACATCTTTAGCCACTCGCCCGTCAGGCTCTGAATGACCACATTGTTCGCGACCAGGTCCACTCGGTCAATCATGTTGTAGCCAATGTTCTTGATCCACTGAAACTCATAGCCAACTGCAGAGCATTCGGGATCATATCCGGTTGGAGATGTTGACACTGCGACCATTGGCGACCAGATGTCAGGGAGAGTCACAAACAGATACGTGTCGTGGAGCAACTGTGCGTAGCGATCGATGCGACAACTCAGCGTTCGCTTGGCCGTTACTCCAAAGTCCAGGTTTGCCGAGGAAAAGTCCATACGAACAGATTCCATGGCAAAGTTCGTATACCGACGATACACGGCTCTGAAATGGGTCATGGAGGGGTTGCCATTAATCAGATGGTTTTGGGCCCCCACCTGGGTCAACTGCATTAAACCGCCCGGCATTGTATCTTATCTATACGATTGTTTAGACCAAAGAACCCCCGGCAGCCAAGCAGCACGTCGATGTCGTCGTCTTACCTCCCGGGGCCACCGGACCCGGAGCAAGCGTAGCCGGTGCAGTGAAGCGGTTGTATACCGTCGCCTTGTTTCCAAGAACAGCTGTGACAACGTAATTGTACCTCCGGTGAGCAGGAGGAGGGTCCTGCGTAAACGTAGCGGCAATGATGCGACGCTTCTGGTTGGTCAGATAATCCTGTGCAGAATTGACCTGCATTCTATTTATACACATCCGAGAGAATACACTCAAATGAGGTTCGTTCTCGTTAGCACTCACGTTGATCAGACCACGGGCTACTCAAAGGTCGTCTCCAATCTTCTGGCCCAGGCCGCCACACTTGCTCCGAAGGTCAAGACGTTTCACTTTGGGTTTCAGCGTCACCCCGAGCGGAAGAACATTCGCAAGGTCCCTGAGGGAATTGTCGCCTATGACGCAGCCGCCAACGAGGACCCGAAGGAGGAGGGCTTCGGGTTCAACAAGATCCACGAGTATCTGGAGATGGTTGGACCGGACGTGGTCATGATCTACAATGACCCCATGATCATTGCACGGTTCATCAACGCGATGAAGTACAAGAAGGGCGAGACGCCGTACAAGCTGTGGCTGTACGTGGACCAGGTGTATACCGGTATCGCTCCACCGCTGATGGTCGAGCTGAACAAGGCGGCAGATAAGGTCTATTGCTTCACGGATACGTGGGCCAAGGTGTATGCGGAGTATGGCACAGACATTCCCCTTCCGGGCGTGATGGAGCATGCAATCGATTCGACTGTCTTCTCTCGTCTGCCGGCTGCGACACGTATGGCTCTTCGCAAGAATGTGGGTCTTCCTTCGGAGGCAATTGTGTTTCTGAATGCGAACCGGAACAGCCAGCGGAAGCGTCAGGATCTGACCATTATGGGATTCGTGGAGCTGCTGCGTCGTCATCCGGATAAGCCGCTCTGGCTTCTCATGGTGACAACGGTTGACCCGCAGAAGGGTGCTCACTACGATATTCAGCGTATCTTCCACGATCAGATCGTCCGGGCGGGTCTAGAGCCGAATGTGTATGCCAAGCGTATGGCGATTGTGGACACGGCCCCGCCCAACACGCTGAGCGACGAGGGCATCAACCAGATTTACAATATGTCCGATGTTGGCATCAACACGTCAGACGGCGAGGGCTTCGGACTGTGTCAGCTCGAGCATCTGTATACGGGTGCCCCCCAGATTGTCACGGATGTGGGGTCGTATCGTTCCTTCCTTCCAACCACAGTCACGCAGTATATTCGTCCGGGACCGCTTGTCTACCAGGCGGCAGGCATGCCTCTGGGCCTGAGTGCACCGTCCTTCGACCCGAATCACGTGGCCGACGCGATGGATGCGGTGATGGAGAACTATCTCACGATGCAAGCCAGGGCGTTGGAGATGAAGTTCAAGACTTGGAGCGACGTGTGCGGCGTTTGGCTCGACGACCTCAAGACAGCCAGTACTTGATCTGCGTATCGGAGATCTTGGTGCCGATGCGTAACAACCGCTGATTGTCCTCAAAGGCCTGACCGTCGAAAATCTCCTTCGAGTCGGGGTCCATGAAGTACACAATGTCCTTGATCTTCAACTTCTGCAACCGCCGCTTCTTGCGAGTCATGTTCCGCAGATACGTTTCGTCCAGGTCATCGGACTTGATGTTCGGCTTGAAGGCCAGGTCTTCGCCTGTGGCAGTGGTATCGAACCGCATGCACGAAATAGCTGGCTTCTCGCGAGAGTGGAGCTTGCGGTGGACTTCGCAATCTACGGCCGACTGTTTCAGCAGAATGGAAATCCGCTGGTTCACCTTGTCCTTTTCATACACCTTCTCATACAGGTATTCATCTGTGGACATGAACGTCTCCACAGCTGGTTCACCTTCATACCGCTTCAGCTCCACGTCGGATTTGCGAACGGCCACCACGTTCGGTCCGTCGGCACCTTTGGATTGCGTGGGCGAGATTACGGAGATATACAGACTGATTTTGACGGTGCGTTGGTCGAGCGGCAGGGTTGCGTGGGAACAGATGCGAATGGCACGCCCGATAACCTGGTCATGACGAGCCGGAGTCCAGTGCGGCTCCATGATGTGAACGTGGCGGACATTGGCTAGCGTGATACCTTCGGCACCACTTGATGTGGCCATCAGCATGCACAGCAACTTCTTACCACGTTTCTCAATGCTCGTCTTCAAACTGGGAGGAAAGCTGTTCTCGTAGCGATTGTTAAGAATCTGACGCATCAGCTCACGCTGATCTTCCTTCTCTTCGCCGGAGAAGAAGGCATACGCTGGCTTGTCGGCCATCTCATCTTCCTGCCACTGTCCGTTCTTGTTGGTGATCTTATACGGCTGCCATCCATTCGCATCCAGAATGGCGGCAAACACACCGAGTCCTTCCAGCTGGCGATACTGCGAATACACGAATTGATTGGGCCACTCGGCACCGGCACCGCGGGTTGCCTCCACGTTTGTCAGCATCTTCAGCAGTTTAGGACTATACTGCTCCAACGCCTTGGCCGTCAAGTACTTGTCTGGCTGAGCCTTCAAGGCCGCCAGAATCTCAGGCTTGTCGGGAACATCGGTTTCCTTGAACTCAGTCTCCACCTTCTTGGTCAAGGCCTTCAACTCGGGAGGCACCGCAAAGTTGCAGGCCAGACGAGAAATCACACGATACGACCCGCCGTCATCGTTCATGCTCAACGCCTTCCTCGCATCCGCCTTGATTTCTTGAAAGCGAACGTCGAGATACTGTGTGAATTGCTCCGAACTCATGATGACCTTTTCTAGCATCTTGTCGTCCTCCACGCGTTTGGGAATTAGC